GTGCTTCATGATTTAACCTTTATTATTTTCTTGTACGCCTTGTACTCTTCGCTGTCCCAGTCGCGCTCGTCGGCCATTCTCTCGAACTCCTTCGGATATGTAACGTCTGGAATAACTTCAATACCACACTTCTTCAATCCGTCTTTGAACAGTCCTATCGACTTATGTCCGAAGTTGCCGAATTCTTCGGTCTGCGTCCAGTCGTTGATCTTCACTCCGTCATAGCCAGACTTTTTTAACTTGTCGAAGAAACCAACCTTCTTGTAGTCAGGATCGGTGAGGTCGCCATCTATCTTGCCGCCGTATGTCATGTCGTACACGTTGAGGTCTTCCTTTGGCGTTATAACGAACAGTCTACCCTTCATCCTGTAATCTGACGGCAATGCGGTATTCCCTGTCGTCTTAACCACGAACGTGTAGTTGTGGTCGTTGTCGTTGTATTCCATCTCCTTTGGCACATAACCAAGTTCAGATTTGATCTTGTCCGTTACATAGTCGTTCTTCTTCTTCTGTTTGTCAAACCAGCTCGTAACGTCGTCATTGTCGATGTCCGCGAATACCGGGGCAGGTCTCCACGATGATGCCCTGTACTTGTCCCATTCTACCTCGGAATAGTCGAACACTATTCCTATCTTCTTCTGTATGTCCTGCACCATCGGGTCGTCGCTTGGCGCGGATATGTGCTCTGCCGATATGTATACAGAGGCGCCAGATTGCGGTATGTACGTCTGTGAAATCGCAGACGTGTCAGTGGTCCACACTATGCTATCATATCCGCCACCATGTAATGACTTTTCGTCGAAGTCTTCACTAGTAGAGTGGAACATCTCCGTGCCCTTCTTGATAGTCAACGGCTTTGAAAAATCGTCGGACTCAAACAATTTGTATGACTTCAGATGCCTCATTTTTTTAATGCTATTTTTTCTTTATTGACGCATATATCACTATCTATAGCCAATGCATCGAATCCATGTGTGATGACCAAGAATGTCATGTTTGCTAACATTTCTTTTGCATAAATTATTGAATGATATAAATATTTATCAAAAATCTCTGCTGCTAATGCTGCATTCTGTTTTTTTTGAAGAACATTTAATACTTCACTTTGTATCTTGTATAAATCATTTTCGGAAATCAATTTAATGTCCGGCATTAACAATATTTCAAGCAGTGTCTCAGGTTTTGTTTTGTCAGAGAATCCTAAGGCGTACTCCTTATTCTTTGTTATCCAAGTGCCCTGATAATAATTATTAGCACCTGTAAAATTACCATTGTACATGAGATTATCAATATATCTCAGTTCTGGTACACCTCTCCAATATACTAGCCATTTCTTTTTATATATTTGCCACTTGGATTCGTCTATCAATCTCGGAAGGTTCCTACCGAAATAATACTCCGAAATTAACTTAACTATGACGCCATCACCAGTATTCTTTATTGTCGCGTCAGATCTAGCCTCGCCTTTGTCTGTCATAGACTTAGCTTTGGTAGATATTATATTGATACAGTCCTCTATTCCCTGATTCCACCCAACAAGCTCGGTAACCATTTTTTTAATGTCCGGATGTATCATTACGTCAGACGTCAGACCGTATTTTTCGAATAGTTTTATGTGTTTCATACGTTTTCTGTGGATCTGATTTGAGAAGATTTTACAACATAATAAATTGTTGATGGATCTTGGTAATCGGCATCGTCAATCCAACTATCTTTTATGTTATTAAATATCACACCGTCATACTTCCTCGTATCTAAATTACTTACAACTTCTTGTGTGCTTGATCCGTATGGTGTATTCATGTCATCCCATTTTTTACCTTTTGCATCTATTATTAAAGGTTTTTTTATACACAAATACGCTTCATATACATATTCGCCACCTGCGTATCCATCGGCGTTATCATAATCGAGAGTAAAATATGTGCCGTCGTAAAACTCAGTTAATTCTGTATGCGATCCGTGGTACACTACCAACGGTTTGCCCTTTGTATCAACTATTTTACTACCATCGAACCATTTATCAAATCCGTCTGATTCAAATAATTTGTATGATTTCATGTGCTTCATACGATCTCTATAATTTTTGCAGAATTAGCTCTATACTCAAATAAACTGTGTTCTTTTGTTTTATATTGCACGCCAGTCCAATAATTATTTATATATGATTTAATAATTTTTATATTTTTATTCTTATCATGTAAAAGACCATCAACTTCTGCGTACCAACTTAAATCTGATTTGTCGATAGGACCAATTGGATTGACCATATAAATATAATCACTATATCCGCCTGCCGCATCTATATCATCTGGATTTGATACCATATACACACAGTTCTTACGACTTATTTTATTCGCTGGCTTATATTTTTCAAAAAGATCTTCTATTTCTCGTTCACTTTCCATAGACGTATATCCATCAGATCTAGACGTTATTATCGTGCCTAGCTTCATCCGTTTATTTGATCCATGATAAAGTGAAAACCAAACATTTTTATATGTTGTCTCAAATAATTGTGGATATGATTTCAGGTGCATCATTTTTGCTTATCTAACTTAGCTTTCACTTTCGTCCCATCCGTCTTCGAATAAACTATTTCAACAGGGTTTACTTTTATTTGCATACCGTTAAACATATCGACGTACTTCTGTCCTACACCTTTCTTTAAATATCCAATTGTGCAATGTGGTTTATAAATTTTAAATTCAGTTGTGTGTGGTAGCTCTGTTAGTTTCTTGTTACAACCTGTTAACCATTCTGCCTTGGCATCCATCTTCAGTACGTCGTAGTCGTCATTCTCGAATAGCGAGGCATTGTGCAATGTTATGTCGCCTATCTCGTCCGGTTTTGACTTTTCTATTACATCTTTATCATCGACATCTGCATGCAGCCCGTACAATAATGTTGTATGCGGTTCAGATTCCAGTCCGAACGATCGGTCAGAATCATCAATATACACGTCCTCTTCGTCTATGATCTTGTGCAACGCCTCCATCATAGGCATGTCGAAGTACACCATAGAACAGCCGAACTTGTGCGTCCCATCGTCCTCTTTTAACATGTTGCCTGACCCTGAATAGTTACCTGGCACCGAATAGTTACCTGGCATAAATGGTTTCAAAAATTTCATATAATAATTAATTTTTATTACTAAACTCCCATATAAATCCATACGAAGTACGGGAGTTTTCTTTGTTACAACATCTGGATATAGCTGATTTAGAAAATCCTAATGTATCCTCTATTAATTTCAATGACTCCCATTGTTTAATAAAGTTCTTAGACAAATCATATTGTATTACAGCTTTATATTTTTTATAGTAATGACCTTCAGGATATGTTCTACCTTTTGTTTTTCCTATAAGACCCTCACTTATACTTTGTTTATGCTCATTACTTAGATGTCTTCCCGTTAGTTTTTTCGTAATCTTCTTTCGTATTTTTATTGATTCATCAGAATTCATCCAAGCAGGTTTTATTCCTTTTTTTGATTTTGACATTTTTAATTTTGTTTTTTGTGAATGCTTAAATCCTTCAGGTAAACCATCTCCACCAGGTGTACCGTTTACTAATGTTACACCTTGTTCATTTAGTTTGGAGATCCAGTATATTTCTCTTTCTTTACCGGCATCTGTAATTTCTAGTATCTTAATAGTAGGTCGTAATTTTTGTTGTATTAATTTTCGTATCCATTTACTTTTATGTGTCTCTGATTTTCTAATTTCTGAGTTAGCTTCTGATATATGAGCACTTAATCTTTTCCATAGTGGTTGAATCGTACATCCAACATATCGTATATCATTTGTGCCTGGATCATTTAATGTATATATTATCATACACTATATATCAATTCTTGTCGCGAGAATTTTTACCAACAACATAATTTGCGTGGTTCTTAATCATCTTAACACGCTCTATCAACTCGTACATGACTGTCTGCAGCATGTCTAGTATGGCGACACGTTTACTCTCACGGAACATGAAGTTTGACATGGACTTCTCGAACAGCTTATCCTTGTAGTCAAAGCCCTTGTGTCCGATGTCGTCTCGCAGGTGTTCTGCTATGTCGTATAATGATTTATGAAGCGGCATGGTTACCAGTATTTTATTTTTACGATTGCAGCAGCAGCAATATCTTCTATCGTGTTGTACATCGGCACATTATACTTTGCGCACGTTATATCCACGTTGCCCTTCCTGTAGAATCCCTCTGGACAGCATACCAATAGTTTTCCGGACTGCGCGTGTAGTCCTAATTCAAGAAGACTGATAGGCGATTTTGTCACAGGATCCAGATATAAAATTATTACGGCAGCGTTCTCCAATGCGTTCAGTTCCCAGTTAACCTGTTCGCTGAACTTTTTGTCGTCCATAGTCTGTTTCCATGATGAATCCCAGTCATCCCTACGAGGATTATATATCGCGACATTCTCATTCTTCATAAGTTTTTCTATCTGTTTTTGCCAGTCTTCGGCCTTGCCAAGCTCGATGGATCCGGCCAAGAACACGCCAGGACGGTTGTCTTCTGGAAGAGGCTTTGGCGCCTTCGTCACGGTGAACTTGTTCTTGAATGATTCGTACAGCTTCAAATTTTCCATTATGATCTTAGATTAGTTTTAACGTTATTATTTACTTCAGTGTTGTAAGACTTGTACACCACGTCAGTGACTATTATGTTCAAAGCCCCTGGCTGAGTCTGTTCTATGCCAGATTGATATTCAGTTCCATTCCTGTCTGTCCAACCGCCCCTGATTATAGGCAGCTCTTGATCTCGTATTGTGATGTCGCCGTAACCGTCTATTCTAGGCGCCTCCATGTTGGCAGATGATCTCATATTGGTCATTGACAATATGGCTTGTTTCTCGTCTATCTCTGATACCAACGATATGTTGACCGAGTCCACACCTGACACGCTCTCGATGACTGCGATGAGGTCGGATCTAGGAATACGGTCTCGCCTTCTCATGTTTAGGAAGTATTTAGACAGTTTCTCTTCTATAGTTATCCTCACCTCTGCCTCTGACACGTCAGAGAATATGATTACAGCCACGTTGATGACGAATCTGCTTATTTTAGGGTCGACTATCGAAACCTCTGTTCCCACGACCTTCGATCCTGATCTCTCTATCAGAGTGAGTATCTTTTCTTTCTGCGGTTCGGTCAGCTTGAATTTGTCCTCGTTCACGTTGAAGTAGTTCTCGTTGCTCTTTAGTTTTTTTGTGATGTCTGGCACGATGAACAAGTATATTATCTTGTCGTCGTACATGTCTACAACCGCACTGTTACTTACTGTTGTCGTTAGTCCGTTTATTGACGGAGAAGGCGGAACCGGTATAGGGAGTCCAGGCAGGTTCAACGGATTATTGAAGCTCTTCGTCTGGTATGCGTCTATTATTGAGAATACGTTGAACTTCTCCAGGAATATTATGTAGCTGTCCGGGTTCGCCAACACGTAGCTCCTGCTGTTCTTTGGAGCGATGAGCTTGGTTAGCGCTAATGGCTCGGCGTTAGCGCCAAAATCTGGCGGTACAGTGGTCTTGAAACCGAAGAATTCGTTCAGGTCTACTTCGTCGCCGAACAGCGTGTATCCTGGATCTTCCCATGACCACAATGCTTCGGTGTCCTGCGAGAGGAGAAGGTTACCAGACTCTCCGTTTGTTACGAGGAACTCTACTCTGATCTCAGATCCCAACATAGGACGCTTCCCTGCGTTTGTATTTCCAAAGTATATGTCAATGCCTGAATTTATGCCGGTCTTCAAAATGAACCCTTCCTTGTCATACGGCATATCATACAACGAGTCGTACATCTTCCATTTGGTACCGTTGACGTAAACGGTCACATGGTAGTGCTCTACCATGCCGGTTTGTGGGAAGTTAGCAGAGAACGTTTGCAATGCAGTCCCGGTCCCGGTGAAAATCTGTGTCTCAATCGTACCCTGTATGATGTTAAGCTTTATACCATTCTTAGACCCATCCACTGGAATCCTGATCTCGTCGCCAGGTAGGTTCAGCAAATAAGTTAACCCGTTGTTCTTGCACTTTATCTTGTTATAGTTAAGCATGATGATATAACCACCTGATATGTCCGATACTGGTGCGTTGTCCAGAAACTTTATTGCGATCTCGCCGGTGGCTGAAATTCCTCGAGTCGGGTTATGACCAGCAAGTCTAGCTAGACCATATATTGAATTTGACCTGGACGCGGTGTTTATGTTGAGCTCTGTGATGGAGTCCTCTATGTAGTATAGTATAAGTTGCGACAAGTTTTGCAGTACGAATATTATCTGTCCGTATGCAGATGCTACAGTGAAATTTGATCTGCTTTGTGCGAACTTGTCTACAGTATAATTTATAGTGTCTTGTATCAACAGTTCTATGTCGATCCTGTTTTTTGTGAACATATTTAGAGCCATGTGACTTATTCTTTTTCTTTATATATCAAGGAAACAAAAAAGCCTCGCGTTAACGCGAGGCTTTTTTTTAATGTAAAAACTTTTAATGAAAATCTGTAGCACTAGATTCTTTCACTGTTTGTAAAATTTAGATTTTATAAATTTAGGATCAACGTATACAGTATCGTTAATGTATACAGTATCATCGCATATAACTGTGTCTTTGCGTATAATGTCGTATATAACTGTGTCCTTATGTATAACGTTATATGCTATAGAATCATATCGTATTAATTTTGGCTGTACTTTTAATGGCGTAACATCATTCAATGTTAATAATTGTGTATCATACGACTTTAATTTGTTACGAAGCTTCTCTATTTGGTCTTCCAATACTTTATTGTCTTTACGTCCTAACAGCTGTTCCAGTTCGTGCTGGTCGTTCTGTTTATACATTTGTATTTCTTGTATGCGCTTTATCTTATCATCCGCCAATTCCATCAGCGAATTATTTTTCTCGTCGTACTTCGTAATTTTCAGATCTTCTTTCGTACTATGAATTTCATCCATTTTGTTCGTTAATATAAAAAGCGCGAGCACTATAGTAGCACCCGTAATTATTAAATATCTTTTGTGGTGATCTTCTAACATTATTTTACGGTATTTAGTGTTATTAGTAATTTGTTTTGTACTGATTCCAATTGACCCTCTAGCTTTTCGACGCGCTGTTCAAGTTTATTAATCTGTTCCTTGTAAACCATTTTATTGTCAATGTATAGGTACATTATGGCTATAACTGATAAGAATAGGATGGCTTTTACAGGATCCTTTGTGAACTCCTTAAATGATATTGGCAACGATAAAGCCATATATTATTAGTTTATTTTTGGTCTCCTAATATGTTTGCAATTTGTGTAGCTAACGGATCTATCTCGTCTGTCTCAATATTGTTCATCTTCTTTATGGACGATACGAAAGTTTGTGCTATATCAAACAATTGCTGCTTGGCATCGTCGGAAGCGGTGATTAATTTAGACGTTAGATCCAAGTTGAATTTTCCTGCATCAAAATACATAAGTGCAGATCCCAACGCTTTTACAATAGCAGCTCTCTTCGGTGTATCTTCAGATCCAAAATCTTCTGCTTTGCTGATCTCCACCAATTTTATATCAGCCGGGTTTAGTTCAACCTGATCGGATATAGCTTCGTTCAATCTAAAAGTGTCTAATGATTTTATTATCTTCATTATAAGAAATATTTTCGTCTTAATTCTTCTCTGCCGTTGTTGTCTAATGCACTATAATTTTGATAGTCAGACCACACCAAACTTAGTTGTACGTAATGTACCGATCTGGTCTTCTTATTAATGATCTCTAACGTTGGCATGTCATGCTCTTCCTCCATAAAATATTTACCTATTCTATATTCGATGTCGCCAATGGTTATCTCCTTCGGGCCCTCTTTCTCGTACTCATCGAGCTGCGCCTTATCGACGGCCTTCCATATATCGATAGCAGTGACCTCGTCAATCTCTTCCATCTCGCGTATGTGCTTCAACCTCTTCATGAAAATATAATTACGATTTCTTCTGTTCACCATCTAATGTAGCACGGCCTGGCTTGCCTTTCTTGTCACCAGAGTAGTTAGACTTCACAGTTTCGTGCTTGCCTTTCTTCTCTTTGCGAACGTCTAATGTCTCAACAGATTTCTTGCCGGTCTTCTCGCCATCGTACCCGTCAGCAACTATTTCGTGTTCAGTAGTAGGTGCCTTCTTCTCGATCTTCTTAGCAGCGCTCTTAAACTGTGAGAAGCTCTTTAATCTTCTCTTAGTAACGTTGAATGTGTCCATCTCTTGGATGCTGTTATTTTTCTCCTGATCCTCTTCTTTTTCTTTGTCCTCATCGATAGGATTTTTCTGCTCGTCCTCAGTGTTACCAGTCACTTTGTATGTCTCGCCGTTCACTACGAATTCATTTTCGCCGGCATCGATAGCTTTTTGTCTAGCCTCTGTAAAATCGTTGCCCTCTTCAATTTTATTAGTTTGTTCCATGTTTTCTTTGTTTGATATTTTATATATCATCCTACTGGATGTTTTCTCTTCAATATTCTCGTGAATGTTGACACTATTATGGTCAAACGCATGACTGTCCAAAGCTTTAATATCCTTCGGGTCGAACACTATGTACTGGTTTGACTTGTCCTTTGGCGTATCCATCACGGTGTCAGATATTAGTATGCCGTCGTACCTCTCCATCTGTAACTCGTGTATCAACTTCTTATTAGCCTCGTTCTTGTTGGTATTTATGTAGTGTTCCAACCATGCTCCTGCTTTGTCCTTCTTATATCTATGTTGTATGTCGAGTGGTAAATCATACTCGGCGTACTTGTCGCGGTAGTTCATGAACTGATGGAACGAGTCCGTGTGTTGCATCAACCTAATCTTATTCTTTATGATCTCTATCTCGTCCTTAATATCGGTATATTTCTGTCTTTTTTCAGATGTCATATCTGACTGGTTCTGTCCTAGTCTCCATTTCTCTGACTCCAGACCTGTTAATAGATCGTCCAGCTGTTTCTTCTCAAGATCTGAAAATGCAGCTGGCTTGAATATCTTCGGGTTCTTCATGTTGATGAAGACCTCGTAAATGCCGCCGTTGTCGCCTGTTATGAATTCCTTTGCCACATCTTTGCTGTCGACGAACCAGAATCCAAGTGTGTTTGTCTCGTTCTCCGTGTTTCTAGGCAGGTCGTATGCGTTTGAGAACTCATTGAACCCGAAAGACGATGTGCCGTGATATACGATCTTCGGCTCGCCGTTCTCGTCTATGACCTTTGATGACCTATCTGGATTATTCTCCCAATCTCCAAACCATCGGATAAATTCACGAGTCCTAACTGTGTCGTACAATCTTTTTGATAAATTAGATGGCTTACCATTAGGTGCTAATAGTTTAAATTCTATTGTTGGAGATACTTGAAATTCTGATATATTTTTAATACGTTTCATTGTAAATGACGCCAGGCTTTTTTTGCTTTGATCGCATAAATTAAGTTAATACCAATAGGAAAGTCTATACTAATATTTTTCGGATGTTCGCCAGAGTTTAAACGATTAATAATATTTAGAGCATCAGTCTCATTTATTTTTGAATTACCATTTTTCGAACCGGGAAATGATGGTCCATTTATTCCAAAATTTGCTAGATTTTTTTCAACAGCTTTGCAACTTTTTAATGCTTCTTTTTTAATGTTACTTAATTTTATCTTGGTTTCTATTGATGAAGTTCTACCAATTGCTTTAATTCTTATTTTTTCTTTTGTAGCTTCAGATAATTTAATACCTCTATTAGATTCACATAATTTTCGCATATTAAATTCAGAGTTATATACGGATTTATCTTTAATCCATTGCTCCATTTTTATGATATATTCAGTAGGTATACTCAGTATTATAGTAAATTCAAATGATTCTGCTCCATATTTATTATACGCATTTTGAAGATGTTTATTTGGATGTTTATTATTTTTTAGTCGCCAATTATGATTGTTCCATCTTTGTAATATATTATACGAACTACCAACATAACCTTTATTATTTTTGTTACAATATATATGATATATACCTGATTTCATATTATTTCATGTTTTTTTTCTTTTTATTTGAACTCACGGATCCTCATCGTACAGTTTTCTGTATTGGAATTCAGATATGTTCTTTATCCTCTTCAATTATTTATTGTGCTTGGTGAATATTACCTTACCGTCTTTCAACAGAACATCCTTTACTGAACTGATCATATAGTCGTTATAATACCACACATTAGCATTGTCGAAATCTTCCTCACTGGTTTCGTCATCAATAAGTTCGTCGGAAATCATAGGAGCTTCTGTCAAGCCCTTCGCGTTGGCAGGTACTATAGTAAAACCGTTCGTCAGTTCGGATTCGAAGAACTCCCACAGGAATGCCTCGTCGTCTCCGCTGTCGAAATTCTCCATGTTTTCACGATCTTCAGATCCGTCCAACGAGATCTCAAGGTTACCATCAGGCAGAATTACAAATCTACCAATACCTTGGTTTGATTCGAAGAGATTAAATGTTTTTAAGTGTTTCATATTTTAATTGTTTTAATTTTTTAATTGTACCAAACAGTAGTTTCTACTTTTATCACCAATGCTATGGATCCGCTCTGTCCAATTTCCACATTATATTGTGATACCTTCTCATCTACTAGATACTTACTCTTAAAGTTTAATTTGGACTCAACTTCTTTCTGCATATCTTCCATTCTAGTCTTCCATTCTACACCAGCAGTGTATGTGTACACTGCATACTGACTTGGCACTCCTGTCGGTGAATGTTCTACGTCGATAAGCGGACAGTTTTCTAACGCAGTTTTTACTTCTGACGTCAGTTCGCCTTCCCAATATCCGACGCCAGAATCTGGGTCCTTACCCTTCTTCGTCATGTAGTCATAAATTTTCTGAGCTTCTGCATTATCGAATTCTACCTTCTTATCGACATTTGTCCATGCTTTCACGATCGGCGTCAAATCATACTTGTATGTCCTGATACTAGAACCTGATGTTGCATACGGACCGGTATTATCACTCTTGTTGGTTATCATCTCCGGCTGTATGTAATATAGATAGTCTAATATCAGCTTATCCTGCTCATTTTGTGGTTTGTCCTTGCCGCTCTTTATGATGTTCTTCACCCTACCATCACGCAGTTTCTCTATCTTCGTGCCCTTGATGAACTGCTTGAATTCAAACGATTTCTGTAATTTTGTCCACAACGACTTTGGATCTGACGCCTGTATGACGGTCTTGTCGATATACGCCTTCGTGCCGATCTTTTTATTATTCGCCGTATCTATATCAATTCGCATAGATATACCGAATGGTCCAGTGATGGTGAAATTATCATCAGACAGTACAAGGTCGAACGCTATCGGTGAATTCTCAATCACGCTGCTGATCGCGCTCAACAGTTCTTTAAGATCAGGATCGTACCTGTCCTCACTGTACATTGCGCTCTTCGATTTCTTAGCGAACACCTCATTTAGCGTTCCTTCATTCAGCTGGCCGAATTTTTTTAAGTGTTTCATAATTGTTTTCTATTTATCTATTTATTTAACGACCACGCCAAAAACCGGTTGGTTCAATATTTTAATGTCTATGATGCAAATGTCACGCACCGTACCGCGCGAGAACTTAAT